CTTTACGTTGAGCGGATTCTCTCGGTAGTAGATGGAGGGGTCCGTCGTCGCTGCCCAGTAGCGGACGTGCCACTGCCCGTCCACCTTATAGGCGCAGCCGAGGAGGTCGTTGTAGGCCCCGGAGGTTGTCTCGGGCGAGCGGATGCCGAAGAGGTTGAGGTTGTAGTCGCCCGAGGTGAAGACTTTGTGGCCGAGCGACTTGATGCGCTGTAAGACGGGCGGCAGCATCACTTGCACCGCGCCCCGGTGGCCGCGCAAATCGCGGCGACGTTCTCTCTGACGGTCACGAGGTCGGACTTCATGACCTGTTGCTCCTCGCGCATGGACTCCATCTGGCTCTGGCCGACCGGGTGGGAGGGCAGGTTCGAGTGGACCGACACCGCCTCCTCCAGCGCCACGACGTCCGCCGCCGTGCTCTCCTGGACGGAGATGAACCCGCCCACCGCGATGAGGGTGGGGACGAGGATCGTCACCATCTGGATGATCTGGTCCTTGGTCATGTCAGCCTCCGACTCGGGTCAGGGTTCCGTCCAGGGTGTAGCTGTACTCGGCCAGGAGCTGACGATCGCTACCCTTTAATGAGATGTACAGGAGATCATCGATCACGGCCAGCTCGACGATCGGAGCGGGTGCCCCGTAGTCGGCCACGGCGGCATCGTATCCGGCGGTCAGTTCGTCTTGATCCCACATGTCTTACTTCCTCTTCAGTACTCGGAACTTGGTGAAGGTGGCCGACCCCTCGCTGGCCCTGCTCCCGCCGGTTGTTAGGTAGTAAAATACGAGGCCGCACTGGAGGTTCGCTGGCCGAAGTGTGAAGTCTGGAGTCGCACCTGGTGAGGTGGTGCTGCCTGTCCCGATGTCCTTCGGAAGCGTCGTCTGCATGTTCCCGTAGAAGCGCCCGCCCGTCACTGTGAGGGGGTCCTGGAAGTCAGTGTCGAGGGAGCCGGCGGTGCTGAACCCGGTCCCGGGGTACAGGACCAGCTCAAGAAAAGTAGGGGCCGACCCGCCGGTATCCGCGAACGCATAGTTCGTCCCGTGCCCCGCACTGGCCCCGCCGCCGTATCGGCTGAAGTAGTAGTTGTTCGAGGCTGACAGTCGACGATAGTAGGCCGACTGAATCCAGTTGCCGCCGCCCGCGTTGCCGTAGCCCCCATCGCCCGCCAGGATGCCCGCGTAGATGTACTGGCTCCCGGCGTTGCCGTCGTCCTGCACCGTTGAGGCTGACGACGACAGCAGCGCCTGAAGGACGATCGTGTCGTTGAGGTCGTAGCCGCTGACAATGTCGGACAGACTGGCGAAGAGTGCCGGTCCATTCTGGACTGTCGAGAACCATCGGTTGCTCGTCTGGCTGGCTCCGCTCGCGATCTCCAGCCCGGAGGCTTTGACCTGGAAGGAGCTGGAGTAGGAGACATTCCGGGGGGTCCAGGAGATGCTGTCAAAGGTCTGCGAGGTGTTGTCCGCGAAGGTGTGAGCACTCTGACCCGTCCAGTCGAAGGTCTGGACAACCTCCCAGGCCGAAGTGTCAACGACTGGAGATGGCGGGTTCTTTGAAGAGGACGAGGTGCCGTCAGGCTGGTTGACCGTGTTCGCCATAGCTAGTCAACCGCGATCTTCTGGAGGTAGACAATGCAGGCGAAGTCTTTGCCGTTCGCCGTCGAGTCGGCGGTCATCGTGATGTGCGGGTCGCTGAGGACCGGGATCCCCGGCTCCTGAGTGTTGCTCGTCTCGGTGGTGCTCGTGAAGTCCAGCTCGACGCTGTACTGCTGGACCGCGGTCGCGGTGGCCGCAGCGTTGTAGATGTTCACGGTGACCTTGCCTCCGCTGGAGGCGAGGTTTCCAACGACGCCTCGAACAAGGACACCCGCGCATCCCTTGCCGGAACCATCGGTGATCTTCGTTGCGGTTGCGGCCTCGCTGTTTGAGAGCGTGACCTCAAAGGCTGTCGTGTTGACGTAAACGGGGAGGAAGCGTGCCATCGAGTCTCCTATGGCGATGTGGGTTCGGCGCTCGCGAGCCGGCCCGTGTTAGTTCAGATCAAGGACGCAGACCGCATAGGTCCCGACGAGCCCAGACATGGCTCCCGCCGAGCGGCTTCCGTTCAGGAACTGGCCGTTTCCGAACTTGAGCCGAGACGACCCCGACGAGCCTTTGTCCGAGATGTTGTCGTAGATGCCCACGTCCGACACGTTCAGCTCGTCGATCAGGGTCGCCGCGCTTGTCGTCGCGTTTGCCGCGGTTCCGATGTCGAGCCGAGCTGCCGAGTCAGACGCGCCTGTCGTCACCTGCAAGATGATCCGAGTGATCACGAGGTCGGACCCAAAAGTGTTCTCCAGGCTAAACACTCCTCCAGCGGCATCGCTCGCGGTCAACGATCCCTTGATCCAGGTGCCAGCAAACTTCGAGACGTCAGCTCGGCCCACACCATTCGAGAGGCTGGATCCGCGCTCCTTGATCTGGAGCTTGCCGGTCGTGCTGGAGACCTCCAGCGTGTCCGCGTCGGCTGCGGTCGTCTTGAGGGCCTTGTCTCCGATAGCTTGCGAAGTGATCTCGCCGCCGTCTTCCTGGATGACCAGATCGCCAATGTAGGAAATACCACCGGGCATCAGCCCCTCCTCTTCTTCGACACGACTCTCGCCTTGTCGTTGATCGTGCTTGTCGTTGTGACCGCCGGAGCGGTCGGTTGGTGATAGCTGCGGACGGTCACGACCATGGCGTCTAGGTCGACGCGCATGGACCGAATATGTCCGGGGCCATCGTACACCCCGGGACAGTCAAATTGCACGCGATCTCCGAGTTCGCGCTGGATGTTCGGTGTCCCGAGGGTGGCCTCAAGCACGACCTGGGGCCGGCTGCGCTCCCTCTCGATGACCGTCGCCCAGGCCCGAAAGTCGGAGGTGCTGTCGTAGCGGAAGAAGCCCAGCTCAAGCTCTCCGCCGATAGGCTCACCCGTGAAGCCCTGCTCAGTGGTGTTGACAATCTCGGCAACCTGTGCGCTCGTCGGGGTCAGCTCGTCGCCGTCCGTCGTCCCGACGACCGGGCTCGTGAAGAAGTCCTCGGTCTGGACCGTGGTGTCGTTGGAGTAGTGCCCGTCAGGATCGGAGAGCTGCTTGACCCGAGGAGGCAGCGAGGCGTCGGCAAGGTCGCCGATCGTGATCGTGTGCTCGGCCGCGTCCCCCGGCTGTTGCCTGACCACCGCGTAGAATTTGCGAGTGCCGAGCGGATCGGCGTCGTCCCTTCTGAGGATGAGATCCGCCGGGACCGACAGCATCAGCGGGGCGAACACGTCCCGGTAGGTGAGGGGCTGGTCGGGTGGCTCCTGGGGCAGCGAGGCATTGCGCCGGAAAGGCAGACCGTTGAGCGTCATCCAGATCGTGAGCTGGCTGATCGCGCTCGGGTGGAGCATGTTCGGCATCCCGAGGAAATGGTTGTCGACGATCAGGTCCTTAAAGACCGTCGTCACGTCCGACCCGATCCCCGGGGGCGGTGTCGAGTTGCTCGGGGTCGCCTCGCCGCCGCTCGGGATGTTCGATCCGAGCTCAGGGTTGCCGGTGAACCCGATATCCGAGTAGCCGGCAGGCCGGAGCACGGGCTGTCCGCCGGCCACCTTGCCGAAGGCCCGGTGAGTCTTCGATGCTGTCCCGTCCCAGTTGAAGCCCGAGGGCGTGGTGAAGAGGACGCAGGTGCCGGTCGGGCCGCGCGTCGGGTCGTTGTTGTTGAAGACCCGGATCACGTTCGAGCCGCCCGAGCTGATCTTGACGAGGCCGTTGTCCGTCTCGCAGACGATGTCGTAGCAGAATTGGTCATAGCGTGGCGACACCCACGCGAAGCTCTGGGTGCTGATCGCGCCGTAGGGGATCAGCTCTCTCCAGACCTCGTCGTTCTTCGCACCACCGAGGATCTCCGGGCACCACTTCCCGACGAGGTCAGGGTTGAGTCGGAAGGAGGGCGAGGCTGACCCGTTCGGGCTCTGGATCCATGTTGTCGACGCATAGGTGTAGTCCACGAAGTTGTCGACGGTATCCGGCGTCTGACCGCTGAGGTAGCGCCGCGACGGAGCGACCGAACCGTCAGAGTTGATCGTGACCTTGAAGCTCCGATGATCAATCGAGTCGGGGTCGCGGTCCCAGGTGCCATCCACGACGACCTCGAAGCGGTCGATCTCGTCCATGTCCACGAGGATCATCCTGGCGCTCTGGCCTCGCCACCGACCCCGCTGAGCCATGTCCCGTAGATCATTGACTGAGAGGAACTCGGTCTCGTTGTCGTCATCGCCGAGGGCGACGGTGCAAGTGACGTCCGAGAGCGCCTGCACGGTCTGGGACAGATCGCCTAGGGTCGAGTCGTAGCGTCCACGGGTCAGTCGGGTCTCCCACGCAACGGGCGCGAGAGGCGTCTCTCCGGGCTGAGACTGCGCTGGAGGGAACGAGTTGGGGCCCATGGTCGCGTAAGCGCTAAAACCGCTCCCTGTGCGCCCTGGAGGGCCGCACCAGCGGACGTAGTTCGGGGAGGCACTGTTCGGCGGGAGAAACACCCCCTCGATCAGGTACGCGATCCGGAGGTTGGGCTTCGTCCAGTCAATCGGCTTTCGGAGGGACATTAGCGGACCTGTTGGATCGTAAGTTCACCCGAGATGAACCCGGTCGAGCCTGCCCCGCTGTAGGTCCCCTGGCCGTAGCCTGTGATCGCACCCCACAAGAGGAACCCGTTGTC